ATAGATATTATGTTATAGAAACAACGATTGGGAACTTTACAAAGACATCTGGATTCTTTTGGAGCCAGGTAAATAATCTAAAAATTTATGCAGCCGTAGTTAAGAGCAATGCCGTTAGCGATGACTTCTACATCGGTCTTGATGCAATTAGGATTGACAACGTAACATCAGTTAATCCAATTTATGGCCTAACTGGCTATACGGTGGTTGTAAATAATGCTGGCTCAGGTGCAGACCCATATCCAGGACCAATTGTCAAGCTTCCAAATACCAGCAGCCTTGTAGAGTTTAGGCTAGGAATAGATATCTAGTGGCAGATTCTGTTAACAAAAAAGTAACAATTCCACTGCATAGGCTTAAAATTGTTGCAAGGCAAATAGGTGCTTCAACATTTGCTGAGTGTGTAGCTAGATATAGAGTAATCTCAGATGACAAAAACACTTATTCAGAATGGTCACCATTATATAAAATTGAAATGCCATCAGTGTCTCAGATTTTAGCAGCAGCTAATAATGGAACGGTTCCAACAATAACTCCAAAGTATTCCTCTTCTGCAGGAGTTGCAACAGTGGTTTGGGATGTTCCAAATGGACTAAAGGATGTTGTAGAATATGATCTATATGCTAAGTATGGCTCTGGTTCTTATACATATGTAAAGACTGTTGGCAAAGATAGGTTTGATTACATTAAACCAGCTGGACAAACTGCAACAAGTGTAAGCCTATTACTTCAGCTTAAAACTTATCCACAATACGTGGTCACCTCATTAAAGGTATTTGAGCTACTAAACCAAAGCATTTAGTGCTATAATATAATAACTATGGCAAAAATTCCTACACCAGACAGAGGCCAGCCTCTAGACGTTTCTTACATTTATCAGATCGTTGAGGCAGTCAATGAGCTGTCTTCTCAGATGTCTTCTGCAACATATAAGTACGCATCAATTGACACCACCAGCGGTACACAAAACACCTTGATCTCAGAGATGAAGGTTGTCGCAGGCCAGATTACGGTTAGTGATGAAAACGTAACAGTTGGAAAGACAGCTTCATATAGCTATTCTTTTAAAGGTGAGTATAAGTACCCACCAATTGTTACGGTAACTCCACAGCTTCAGTCAGTCACGGCTGCTGGTAAAGATGTTGTTGTCGTAATTGAAAGCGTAACTAACGCTAGGCTAGATGTTTCAGTAACTTATAAGACTGCTGGAACTGTATCCTATAAGCTAAACATTCTTGCAGTAGGCGTACCAAACTAAGAGGCCCATCTTGCAAAAGACAAAAGATGGCTACGTAAGTATTGAAGAATACAATAAGCTACCCGTAATACCTGGGAATAAAAAAGTTTGGTTCTTAAATGGAGACCTTGTCAGGGTACATCACCTAAATAGATCTAATGGAATCATGTCTGTTTATAACATTATTAAAGGACAGATTGAAAGCTGTTTAATTAGTGATTTTAAAAGAAATCGTGAAAGGGCCTACACCGTAGGAGAGACAGCAAGTTTAGTAAACAGGCATAAGAAGTACCTGCCAAACCTGATGCAAAGAGGCATCATACCTTTTCCTATGGGAAGCCAGGTAGGTGGAGAAAGAGGATGGCAGGTCCGTAGCTATTACTCTGAATCACAGGTGCTTGAAATTCGTGATATACTTGCTACCTACCATATGGGTAGGCCACGCAAAGATAAGCTAATTACAAATGACATAACTCCTTCAAGACAAGAGTTGACAAGGAGAATGGGCGATGGTATACTGACTTATACTAGAACTGAGGATGGTAGGTTTATCCCAGTTTGGTCAGAGTCTATTTAAAATAAGGAACGGGTATGGAAAACGAAAACACTAAGGTACGAGTTGCACTTGGCTACACGCTAAATCTAGGCAACTTTCAATCACTACGAATTGATCTAGAGGTGGCTGACAACAAACGTGATGGAGAGAACACGAATGAAGCATTTGAGCGTGTTTACAGCTTTGTTGAAGAAAAGCTAGCTGAGAAGGTAAAAGAAGCCTCATCGGAGCTTGAGGGCAAGTAATGGCTGAACGCAAAGACCGAATGGCTTTGCTAAGCAGATACAGCAAGTTGCATACTATTAAGTATAAGCAAAAGCCATCATTTAATATTAACGTAGAACAATGGGCAGCAGATGGCCTTATTGAGTCCTACTCTTTACAAACATGCTATGACCTGTTAGAATATTATTTCGATGTAGCACAGTCTCCAACATGGAAGTACTTTGCAAATTACGCTCAAGATATTATTGATAAAAGGTCTCAGCTTGAGCAAGACAATTTAGAGAGAGCACAGCGTAGGCTGGCAGCAAAGAAGTGGTTAAGTGAATAATACAGAAGCTAAAGTAATTTCTGCAGTTCTAGAAGATAAGCAGATACATGTTTTGTTACAGGCAAATGTTGAGAACCTGCTAAGGTCTCACAATGATATCTGGAACTTCATTAGGCTTTACTCAGAGCAGAACAACGCCTTGCCACCAAAGACACTAGTGGTTGAAAAGTTCCGAGACTTTGTTCCAGTAGATGGTGTTGGATCTACCAAGCATCACCTAGATGAGCTACAGGGCGAATACCTAAACGACAGCCTAAAAGACATCCTTCGCAACGCTGCTTCTGAAGTTCAAGGTGGCCAGGGTAGCAAGGCTCTAGAGGAACTAATCACAAAGACATCAGAGCTTAAGAAAAACACTGCAGTCATTAGGGACATTGACGTTACTGACATTGAAAGTGCAGTGGCTTACTATGAAAACCTAAAGAGGCAGCAAGAAATTGGTGCTGTTGGTATTAAGACTGGCCTACCAGGATTTGACAACTACCTACCTGCTGGCATTATGCCAGGACAGCTTGGTGTGTTCCTAGCCTATCCAGGTATTGGTAAGTCATGGCTATCGCTATACTTTGCGGTACAGGCATGGAAGCAGGGGAAGTCTCCAATGGTTATCAGCCTTGAGATGAGCGAGACTGAAGTTCGTAATCGTGTATTTACTATCATGGGAGAAGGTCTTTGGTCACACCGTAAGATTAGCAATGGTGAGATTGAGATTAATGATCTAAAGCGTTGGCACAAGTCAAAGGTAGAAGGTAGGCCAGAGTTCCACATTATTTCTAATGATTCTGGCGGAGACATTAATCCATCTGTATTGCGTGGAAAGATTGATCAATATAAGCCAGACTTTGTAATCGTTGACTACCTACAGCTTATGAGTCCAAATCAGAAGTCAGATAATGAGACTGTTCGTATGAAGAACCTTTCTCGTGAGCTAAAGCTTTTGGCTATCGCAGAAGAGGTCCCAGTCATAGCTATCTCCTCAGCGACCCCAGATGACGTTACAAAGCTAGATACAGTTCCTACCCTAGGTCAGACTGCCTGGAGCCGTCAAATCGCCTACGATGCGGACTGGGTGCTTGCTCTGGGTAGAGGTAGCAACTCTGACATCATTGAGTGTGTATTCCGTAAGAACCGTAATGGATTTATGGGTGAGTTTATGGTACAGGCAGACTTTGACAAAGGTTGGTACAAATACAAAGACCTAGAAGATATGTAGGTATAATTGTTGTATGTTAAATCTGCATCATAAGCCAATAAAGAAATTTGATTTGGCTGGAAAGATTTATGACGATTCGGCAATCGTTAGACTTCGTGATGAGTATGCTAGACTAATTACAACAGAAATGAAGTTGTCTGGTTATGCACCAAGGCTTGACATAGCACAAGATTTTACAATAGAATATAACTCAGAAAAACAGTATTTTGAATTTAGATTAACATTATATGGAGTATACGTAGGGAAAAAGAAAAGCGAATGGATAATAGGAATAGACGAAACCAAGCCAATATATATACAGCAGAGCAAATTAAACGAGTTCTCTCAGGAGCAGGTGTAAGTATTGAGGCAGAGGTTGACTCTGACTACATTATTTTCTGCCCCTTTCATGGTAACCACAGAACTCCAGCTGGAGAAGTAGACAAGAGTAGCGGCACATTCTTTTGCTTTTCCTGTCACCACGTGACCGATCTTGTAGAACTAATTATGCACATGTCAGGCAGGACATACTTTGAATCTGTCAGATACATTAAGAGCAAAGAAACTGAATCTACAATTGAGCAAGAGATTAACAAAAAGCTTGTCGCAAAGCCAATGTATACACAGTTTGATCAGGTTATCATTAAAAGACTAAATGCTCAGGCACTAGAGTCACCAAGGGCAATGAGATATTTTGCTGGCAGACAAATTAGCGAAGCATCAGTTAAAAAGTTTGCTTTGGGATATTCAGAAAAGCAAGACATGGTTACTATTCCAGTGCACTCCCCAGACGCTATTGAGGTTGGCTTTGTTGGCAGATCAGTAGAGGGTAAAGACTTTAAGAACACACCAGGACTACCAAAAGGCAAGGTTCTGTTTAACCTACACAGAATAAAGACATCAAGCAAGGTCTACGTTGTGGAGTCATCATTTGATGCAATTAGGTTGGACCAGTGTGGGTTTCCAGCGGTAGCTACATTGGGTGCAAATGTATCCAACATACAAATAGAACTTCTTCAAAAATACTTCAATGATATTTATATTATTGCAGATAACGATGAGGCAGGCGGTAACATGAAAGACAGGCTTATTGATAAGCTTGGATCACGTGTTACCGTAATTAAACTAGATAACAAATACAAAGACATTGGAGACATGGACGATGATGCAATCAAGAATCTTGAACAATCATTTGACAAGTCTATACTGTCAATGCTAAACTAATACAGCTAATTTATATAGCAAACTATAAGGAGAAAAATGAGCGTAATTAAAGGGCTAAAGAATATCAATGCACTACTTGATAAGCCAAAGTATGACGAGAACACCGCTAAGGTTCGTTGGCTAAAGCTAGCTGACGGACAGGGCGTTACCATCCGATTTATTGAAGAGTTGGATGAAGATTCTGCCAGCTACTCTCCAGACCGTGGCCTGGCCCTGGTCGTAAAGGAGCACACCAATCCAAAGGACTACAAGCGTAAGGCTGTAGACACTATGGACACTGAGGGCCGTGACTGGGCAGAAGAGATGCACCGCAAGGATCCAAAGGCTGGATGGCGTGGTCGCCTACGCTTCTACTGCAACGTGCTAGTAGATGACGGTATTGAGGCACCATACGTAGCCATTTGGTCTATGGGTGTAAGCAAGCAGTCTGCATTTAACACCATTCGTGAGTATGCAATTGAGACTGGTAGCATCTCTAACACTAAGTGGAAGGTAAAGCGTAACGGACAGGGCACTGAGACTAGCTACTCGCTATTCCCATCTGGTCCAGACAGCGAGCCTTTCGACTGGTCAGGCATCAAGCCATTCCCACTAGAGTCTGCATTGAACAAGATTCCATATGCAGAGCAGGAAGCATTCTACCTGGGATTTGATGGCCCATCATCCTCTGCCACCTCCAACATGGACTGGTAAGAGGTATAATACATGACATACGTAGGACTACACGTACATTCGCATTTCAGTTTGTTTGATGGAATTGCGACACCAGAAGAGTACATTGATCGTGCAGCTGAGCTTGGCATGCCTGCTCTAGCCTTAACAGACCATGGTTCTTTGTCTGGACATCGTGAGTTCTATCGTATGGCAAAGTCAAAGGGCATTAAGCCAATTCTTGGCGTAGAGGGATACATTACTGCTGATAGGTTTGATCAGCGTGATAAGGGTGAAAGAGAAGGTCTGCTGGACCTAGTTTATAACCACGTTATTGTCCTTGCCAAGGATAAGGTTGGGCTTGAAAACCTTAACAAGCTCAACGAGATTGCGTGGACTGAGGGCTATTACAAGAAACCACGTATTGACTATGAGGTGCTAGAGAAGTACTCAGAGGGACTTATTGTCACTTCTGGGTGCCTCTCTGGTGCCCTAGCAAAAGCCATTGAGGCAGAAGAGTTTGCGGAAGCAAAAAGAATTATTGAGTGGCACAAGCGTGTCTTTGGAGATGACTTCTATATTGAAGTAATGCCACACAACCCAGCAGAAGTTAACAAGCAGCTTCTAGCATTGGCAGACGAGTATGGAGTAAAGCCAGTTGTAACCCCAGACTGCCACCACGCTCACACTGGACAAAAAGAAATCCAGGAACTAAAGCTTGTTCTAAATACTTATTCTAACAAGGTTCAAAAGGATGCCACATACGAGAAGTCGTGTAAGCACGACAACCTTGTAGACAGACTGCAGTACCTTTACGGAGACCGTGAGATTAGCTTTAGTGAGTATGACATTCACTTGCTGTCTGATGAAGAAATGCACAATGCCATGAAGGCGCAGGGTATTGACCGTGAAGATATGTATGAGTCTACTCGTGAAATTGCTAATAAGATTAAAGACTATGATATTCAGGACTACGCAGATCTCCTGCCAGCACAGTATCAAAATCCTAATGAAGAGCTGCTAAAGCTTGCAATGGAAGGTTTGGTTAAGCGTAATCTAGCAGACAAGCCAAACTACATTGAAAGACTTCAGGAAGAGCTGCAGGTAATTAGCGACAAGAACTTTGGGCCATACTTCCTAGTAGTTCGTAATATGATTAACTGGGCAAAGCAAGAGGGTATTATGGTTGGACCAGGACGTGGTTCTGCAGCAGGTTCCTTGCTTTGCTATGCTCTTGGCATTACAGACGTTGATCCAATTCAGCATGGCCTATTGTTTTTCCGTTTTATTAATCCTGAACGTAATGACTTCCCAGATATTGATACTGACATTCAAGACTCACGTCGTGAAGAGGTTAAGGATTATCTAGTTAGGCAGTATCGCCACGTAGCATCTATTGCAACCTTTCTAGAGTTTAAGGATAAGGGTGTGGTTCGTGACATTGCACGAGTACTACACATCCCTCTGACAGACGTAAACAAGGTTATGAAGGTTGTAGATACTTGGGATGATTACTGTAGCTCAAAGCAGGCTGCTTGGTTCCGTGAAAAGTATCCAGAGGTTGAGAAGTATGGAGACCAGCTGCGTGGTCGTATTCGTGGCACTGGTATTCACGCTGCAGGTGTTGTAACTGCAAAGGAACCTATCTTTAGGTATGCTCCAATGGAAACTAGAACATCTCCAGGATCTGGTGACCGTATCCCAGTAGTAGCCGTAGACATGGAAGAGGCAGAGCGGATTGGTCTTATTAAGATTGATGCTCTTGGTCTAAAGACACTATCAGTTCTACGAGACACACTTGACATCATCAAGGATAGGACTGGTAAGGATATTGATCTGCTGTCTCTCAATATGGAAGACCCAAAGGTTTATGAAATGCTATCTTCTGGATATACTAAGGGCGTATTTCAGTGTGAAGCAACACCATATACAAACCTACTAGTCAAGATGGGTGTCAAGAACTTTGCTGAGCTTGCAGCTTCTAACGCTCTAGTTCGTCCAGGTGCTGCTAACACTATTGGTAAAGACTACATTCTTCGCAAGCATGGTAAGCAGAACATCGCATATCACCACCAGGTAATGAAGGCGTTTACGCAAGAAACCTATGGCTGTATTTTGTACCAGGAACAAGTTATGCAAGCCTGTACAGAGCTTGGCGGTATGACAATGGCTGAGGCTGACAAGGTTCGTAAGATCATTGGTAAGAAGAAGGATGCCAAGGAGTTCAAGCAGTTTCAGGACAGATTCGTAGAAGGAGCTTCTAGGTTCTTGTCTCCAAATGTTGCTCTAGAGCTATGGCATGACTTTGAGGCACACGCAGGGTACTCATTTAACAAGTCCCACGCAGTAGCATACTCAACGCTATCATACTGGACCGCATGGCTAAAGACCTACTACCCACTTGAGTTTATGTACTCTATTCTAAAGAATGAGAAGGATAAGGATGCTCGCACAGAGTACCTGATCGAAGCCAAGCGTATGAATATTCCTATTCGTTTGCCACACATCAATGAGTCTGATATGGACTTTAAGATTGAGGGTAAGGGTATTCGCTTTGGCCTATCTGCTATCAAGTTTATTAGTGATAACATTGCTAGCAAGTATATTGCTGCAAGACCATTCAACTCATATAAAGAGCTTGAAGAATTTTCTTATGGCAAGGGTAATGGAGTAAACAGCAGGGCACTTAATGCACTAAGAATTATTGGTGCAGCAACGTTCCACGATCAGCCAAGAAACGAAGCAGAGATTAAGGAAAACCTATACGAGTATTTAAACCTGCCTGAGTTCAATATGGATATCCCAAATCACTTCCACGCTTTTATTGATGAGGTGTCTGACTTTGAGGAAAGGGGTGCATTCATTTTGCTTGGAATGGTCAAGGGTATTAAGCGTGGTCAAGGGTGGTCACGTGTTGAGATCCTAGACAAGACTGGAAGTGTTGGCATCTTTGACGAAGAGCAAACTGCTATTGAGCCAGGAAGAACGTATCTTATTCTTGCTAGTGATAACAGGATTGTTACCGCTATTCCTAGCGATGAGCTAAAGAAGTCAGACAGTGCATTGTTTAAGTTCTTAAACTACAAGCAGTTGCCATTTAAAGAAGACGAGATGTATGTTGTGGCATTTAGGCCACGAGTAACAAAAGCTGGAAAGAAAATGGCATCTCTAACGCTTGCTGACGTGTCTCGTGAACTACACCCAGTAACAGTGTTCCCAACTTCATTTGCTAAGGCATATATGAAGATTAAAGAGGGGCATGCTTATAAGTTTGAATTTGGTAAAACAAAAGATGGAACAATCATTATGGAGGATGTAAATGATAACAGCTGAACAAGCTTTGGCCCAATTGGACCCAAAGATTAGAAAACGATTAACTACTGGCGTTGGAATTAAGACAGAGATGCAGCCAACACCAAGTGCTGGTTTGAACAGGGCACTGGGTGGTGGATTTCCATATGGTAGGCAGGTCCTACTATGGGGCAGCAAGTCTAGTGCTAAGTCATCTTTATGCCTACAGATGATTGGTATGGCACAAAAAGAAGGCAAGCTATGTGCCTGGGTAGATGCAGAGATGTCCTATGACGAAGAGTGGGCACAAAAGCTAGGCGTAGACACTAGCCAGCTAATCTATTCTGAAGCACGAAGCATCAATGATATGGTTGATGTTGGTGTTGCACTTTTGCATGCAGGCGTAGACCTTATTGTCATTGACAGCATTAGCTCGCTTCTGCCAGCGGTATACTTTGAGAAAGACTCAGATGAGCTAAAGGCACTAGATCAAACTAAGCAGATTGGTGCAGAGTCTAAAGATCTAAAGCATGCTTGGCTAATGCTTAACTACGCAAACAATCGTGAAAAGCCTGCACTAATTGTGGCAATTTCTCAAGCACGTAATAATATTCAGGCCACCTATACTCAGGCAGCACCAACTGGAGGATTGACAACACAGTTTATGTCCTCTACAATTGTTAAGCTATTTTCTTCTAGCTCTGACTCTCAGGCTATTAAGGCAAAGATTAAAGTTGGTGATAAGTTGATTGAGCAAAAGGTTGGTCGCAAGGTCCGCTGGGAAGTGCTAAACTCTAAGACTTCTGCACCAGGAGATAGTGCTGAGTATGACTTTTACTATAGAGGTGACAAGATTGGTATTGATACTGTTGGTGATCTTGTTGACACTGCAGAAATGCTTGGGCTTGTCACTAGAACTGGTGCCTGGTACCAGCTAGAAAATGGAGAAAAGCTACAGGGTAGAGATGCATTTGTAAGCTATGTGAGAGAGAATGTAGAATACCAGAATGAGCTTAGGTTAAAACTAGATGTCTAAATACAGCATATACGTTGGCAAGTTTGCTTGCCATACCTGCAAAGAGCAGGTAACCAGTTTAAGGTTCTATTCTGATACAAAGAATGCTACATGGATGTGCTCATCAAAGCATTTGTCATCAGTTAGTTTTAACACTACTAAAAAGAAAAAGAAAGACTATGAGCGAGAGATCAGAGATTAAACGTCTAGGTGCCAAGGGCATAAAGAATAGCGGACGAGGAAGCAAGAAGGGCGATGCAATCTTTGAAAACTTTACCGTAGATTTTAAAGAGTATCCAAAAGGCTTTACTGTAAACCAGGACAACTGGGCTAAGGCTGTAACAGATGCAATGAAAAACAAGAACGACCCAGCCATTGTCGTGGTACTTGGGGAAGACAATATCAAAACAAGATTAGCAATAATTGAATTAAGTTTACTAGAACAACTAATAGAAGGAAATAAAGAATGAAAATACTACTGCTAGACATTGAAACAACACCATTGCAGGTGTACACTTGGGGGCTATTTGACCAGAACATCAGCATTGATCAGATTATTAAGAGTACAGAAATGCTTTGCTTTGGTGCAAGATGGTTGGGTGAAAAGAAGGTTGTCTTTAAGTCAGTCCACCATGATGGCAAAGAGGCAATGCTTAAAGAGCTTCATAGCTTAATGGACCAGGCTGACCTGTTGGTTGGCTGGAACTCTGCAGCATTTGACCACAAGCACATTAACCGTGAGTTTCTTGAGAATGGAATGGTTCCACCATCACCAGTAAAGGACCTAGACCTTATGAGCATTACTAAGGCTAACTTTTTGTTCCCGTCAAACAAGCTTGACTACGTTGCACAAAAGCTTGGTGTTGGTGCTAAGGTAAAGCACTCTGGATTTAGTCTATGGATTAAGTGCATGGAGGGCGACGAGAAGGCCTGGGCAGAAATGAAGAAGTATCAGATTCAAGATGTTAACCTTCTTGCAGAACTATACGATATTCTTTCTCCTTGGTTTGTGGGCAAGGCAAATGCAACTGTCAAAGATAAGCAGGCCATAACCGCTACAGAGGCTATCGCAACTGACGAGGCCGTGGTATAATATTACTATGGAAGCAACAGAGCACAAGAATAATATAGATAGAATAAATGGACTAGCAGAGATTGCTGAGTATATGCAAGACGAGGAGCTAACAAGTGCTCTAGAGTTTATTGCAAAAGTGATCTTTAAGCCAGATATTCCAATGCACGTTGCAACGCTAGAAGTTGTAAGACTTCAGGCGATTGCAGCTAAGATGGCTTTTAAAGCAACCTGGCTAACAAATGTAGACAAGGGAGATAGGGCGAAAAAGAATATTTACTATACTGCAGCAGAGTCAATCAATGACTTGGTAGCAGCTCTTAAATATATTATTCGCTAGTATTATTATGGCAAAAAATTTATTACAGCAAATCATGCTCAAGGGCACAGATGCAAAGCCACTAGGAAAGCCATCTTTTATTGACAAGCAAGCACTAATCGAAAAGATTCAGTCTGGCTACACTATTAATCGTGTAGACAAGTTTGCACAGAAGAAGACTTTTGCACCAAGCACAATTGCATATTCTCATGGTGAGTGCCCACGGTATTGGTATCTAGCCTTTACTGGGGCAGTATTCTCTGACAATGCTGATGCATATGGCGGAGCTAATATGACAGCTGGAACTAAGTCACATGAGAGAATCCAGGAAGCAATGGGTAACGTTCCTGGCTTGCTGGTAGACTCAGAGTTTAAGGTTACATATAATGACCCACCAATCTTTGGTTTTGGCGATGTTATTCTAAACTGGGAAGGCGAAGATCTTCTTGGAGAGATTAAGACAATGCCTAATGAGGGCTTTGAGTACCGAAAGACTGCAGGTAAGCCAAAGCTAGGACACCTAGTCCAGCTTCTTATCTATATGAAAATTCTCAATAGAGGAAAAGCAAT